GTCAAAAGCTCGGTAAAACATCCATAAAGAAATACCTTGCTATGCTTAACGGCGTTTGCGCTGATCTGCGGGTTCGCGGCATCCACCAATTTTATGGAGCCAACAGGACAGGCCGCTGGGCTGGCCGTATGGTGCAGCCCCAAAATATGCCAAAGAACTTTATTAATTTTCTCGACGAAGCCAGAAAGGTTGTGCGCTCTGGCGATTACGACCTTTGCTCGATCCTTTACGACGAGATCTCAAACATACTTTCACAGCTCACCCGCACGGCCATTGTGGCAAGCAAGGGCAAGACGTTGGCCGTTGCCGATTTTAGCGCAATCGAGGCGCGAGTGATCGCCTGGCTCTCGGGCGAACAATGGAGGCTTAAGGTTTTCAGCACCCACGGGAAAATATACGAGGCTTCGGCTTCCAAAATGTTCAACGTGCCAATCGAGGCGGTTACGAAGGAATCAGGCTACAGGGACAAAGGCAAGGTGGCAGAGCTGGCACTTGGTTATCAGGGTGCGGTCGGTGCGCTCAAAACAATGGGCGGCGAAGCCATGGGCCTGTCAGAGATTGAAATGGATGCCATCGTCAAAAAGTGGCGCAAGGCCAATCCCGCTATCGTTATGCTTTGGGCTGATCTGGAAAGCTGCGCAATGCGAAGCATCGAGACAAGATCAAGAGTCGAGTCTATTCATAAAGGTATCGTATTTGAGACCAACGATGAAGTAATGGCAATTAAGCTGCCCTCTGGTCGTCGCCTGTTCTACCAACAGCCGAGCTTCACGCAAAACAAGTGGGGCAAAAAAAGCATCCGTTATAGGGGTATGAACCAGGAGACCAAACAGTGGGAGTACGTGGACACCTACGGCGGGAAAATAACGGAAAACATTGTACAGGCTATAGCCAGAGACTTGTTAGCCGACGCAATGCGAAGGGTTGACGCGGCAGGCTTCGAGATTGTCATGCATGTACATGACGAGTTGGTTTGCGAGATAGCCAACAACGAAGACGCAGGCGATCAATTGGATTGCGTTTTGAAGCTAATGGCCTCGACTGACGAAGTTTACGCGGGCGTACCGTTTCCAGCAGAGGGGTATCTTACGCCCTACTATAAAAAAGAGTAAAAATAATTTTAAAAAACTTAAGAATTATTTTTGTATTCTCGAAAACAATTGTACATTTGACCCACAACCTTAAAACCAAATTATGAATGTATTAAGTTTATTCGACGGCATGAGCTGCGGTCAAATCGCCCTAAACAGAGCAGGGCTAAAAGTAACTAATTACTACGCCTCTGAGATCGATAAAAATGCAATTTCCATAACCCAACACAATTACCCCAACACGATACAGCTTGGCGACGTCACAAAAATAAAGGCCGAAGATCTACCAGAAATAGACTTATTAATAGGGGGTTCCCCCTGCCAAGGCTTTAGCTTTGCGGGCAAGCAACTTAATTTTGAGGATCCTCGCTCAAAGCTTTTCTTTGACTTTCTTAGGCTACTCGAGGATACTATGCCCCGCTATTTTCTCCTAGAAAATGTTAAGATGAAAAAGGTGCACCAGGATGTAATCAGCAAGTATCTAGGGGTCGAGCCTATCATGCTAAACAGTAATGTGGTTTCAGCGCAGGACCGGGTCAGATACTACTGGACAAACATCAAGGGCTACGAGGTCCCGAAAGATAAAGGCCTCTATCTGGGCGATATTATGGATTTGGAAGTGCCGGACAAGTACGAAATAACAGAACGTTTTTATGCTAAAAAAGAGGGCACTCTTTCCTTTAAGAAGTCTCGAAGCAACCTTCGCAGGGAGAACCAAAAAAGTAAAACTCTTTTGACAGGGGGTCACAGCATATCAAATACAGGGAGCACCAATATTTTTATATCTGACAATTATATAAGGATACCAACGCCTACAGAGTGCGAGAGGCTTCAAACAGTGCCCGACCATTACACGGCAGTACCTGGGTTGATAGATTCTAAAAGAAACCACGCTCTAGGCAACGGCTGGACAGTTGACGCGGTAGTGGCCTTTTTCAAACACATACCAAAAGACCTCGAATTATTATGATACACGACGGAAAACTCAACATCGCCACAGGCCGAATGGCCGGCTCTCTAGTTTGGAAAAATGCAACAATGCTTTACAGCGACTTCGCAAAGCGAATCAGCGAAGCCCACTACACAAACGAAACCTACAAAGAATTTATGGCCGCAAGCAAAGCGGAACAGGGGAAAATAAAAGACGTCGGCGGCTACGTCGGCGGCTACCTTAGAGCAGGGAAAAGAAGCCCCCAAAACGTGGTACACAGGCAATTAGCTACGTTAGACATTGACTTTGCACATTTGCAGTTCTGGGAGGACTTTACCCTGCAATTCGACTGCGCGGCACTTATGCACGGGACGCACAAGCACTCGGAGGTTACACCCCGTTACCGCTTGATACTGCCACTTAATAGGCCGGCGACACCTGACGAGTACGTGGCCGTTTCGCGCTGGGTTGCAGGGCAACTTGGAATTGACTTGTTCGATAAAACCACCTTCGAAACCAATCGTTTAATGTTCTGGCCTTCGAGCCCGAAAGACGTCGACTACTACTTCGTGGAGCAGGAAGGTCAATGGCTGGACGTGGACTGGGTTTTGGCCCAGTATATCGACTGGAAGGACACAAGCCTATGGCCTACGGCCGACAAGGAAGTGCGCGAGATTGGCGACGCGGCAAAGAAGCAGGAAGACCCGAGGGGCAAAAAAGGGATTGTCGGCTCTTGGTGCCGCACCTACTCGATAGGAGAGGCGATAGAAAAATTCTTGTCAGAGCAGTACATAACCACCGCCGACGACAAGCGTTACACCTACACCAAGGGTACGACCTCGGCAGGGCTTCTGGTCTACGAAGACACTTTCGCCTTCTCCCACCACGGAACAGATCCGACAAGCGGGAAACTCTCGAACGCCTTTGACCTTGTGCGCGTTCACTTGTATGGGCATTTGGACGAGGGAAGCACCACGACTTCGAAGCCCAAGAGCTTCTCGTTTATGGAAGAGTTTGCCCTTAAAGATAAAGAGGTTAAGAAGACGATAGCGGCAGACAACCTGCTGGATTCTAAATACGATTACGCCGAAGACTACGACGAGTACGAGGACGTGGACAATATGGAAGGTGACCAGGACAATATCGAATGGATGGCCGAACTCGAGAGCGATGCAAAAGGAAAGTACCTCAGCACCGCGACAAACATCAATACTGTTTTGGCTAACGACCCAAGGCTTAAGGATACCTTTAAACAAAACGACTTCGACGGCAAAAGATATGTGTGCAAGTCCCTGCCTTGGCGCAAGGTCACGAAGCCCGAACCGATTAAAGATGTTGACTACGCAGGAATAAGAAACTATATCGAAAGCATATATGGCATTACGGGAGTTATGAAAATTGACGACTCGATAGCCCTGGAATTTCAAAAACAATCCTATCACCCAGTAAAGGATTATCTTAAGGCCTTGAAGTGGGACGGCGTGGAACGAGTGGACAAGTTGCTCGTGGATTACTTCGGTACGCCCGACAACGCTTATACTCGCGAAGCAATAAGAAAAATGCTTGTGGGATCCGTGGCGCGCATCTTTGTACCGGGTATCAAGTTCGATCTGTCCATGGTTATTGTCGGGCCGCAAGGTTGCTTTAAGAGTTCCTTCATAAAGATATTGGGCGGAGATTGGTACTCTGATACCTTTATGACCGTTCACGGAAAAGAAGCTTTCGAGCAAATACAGGGCGTTTGGCTTATGGAGATCGCGGAGCTTTCGGGATTCAGAAAAGCAGATGCCGAAGCGGTCAAGCATTTCCTTACCAAACAAGAGGACAGCTTTAGGGCTGCTTATGGTCGGGTGACCGAGACGCTTAAAAGGCAAACAACCTTCTGGCCTACGTCGAACAAAAAGGAAATCTTTAACGACCCGACGGGTAACCGTAGGTTTATGCCTAACGAGGTTGTAGTATCGGACGTGCTTAAACACGTGATACAGGATTTGCCGAAAGAGCGTGACCAAATTTGGGCCGAGGCCGTAAGCCTGTTCAAGGCCGGAGAACCTTTGTATCTAAGCCCGGAAGCCGACAGGATTGCCAAGGTCGAGAGATCAAGCCACTCGGAGACAGACGAACGCCAAGGGCTTGTCGAGCAGTACTTGGAGGCTAGGCTTCCCGATGACTGGAAGGAGAGAGACGTTTACGAACGCCAGAACTATTTGCAGCAGGACACGACCGATGGAGATCAAAGGCTTTTTGTCTGCATGGCTGAAATATGGTGCGAGTGTTTGGGTAAAGCCAAGGAGGACATGAGCCGCTACAACACCCGAGAAATAAACGACATTATGAAAAGCCTCGAAGGCTGGGAATTCAAAGCAACAACTAAAAATTTTGGATATTATGGAAAACAGAAATACTATGCGAGAAAATAGTACTACCCTAGAGCAGGAAATTGTGAGCTACTATACGCACAACGGCCTAGAGCTTACCGAGATAGTGGCAGAGACGGGCAGGGCAGTAAGAGAAGTAGCCGCAGTTTTGATACAAAACGACACAACAATAGAACAAGAAAGTTTTTGGATCGTGCCGAGTAAAATGAATTATACTAACAGATTATGAAACAACAAAACAAAAAACAGTCCTTTATCGAGAGTGTAGTTCAGACTTTCATAGGCTTGGCCGTATCGCTGGTTATCCAAGTAACGCTATACCCACTTATGGGAATTCCCGTAACCTTGAACCAAAACTTAATAATAACTTTCGTTTTCTTTCTCGCCTCAATTATAAGAGGCTACTTGGTTAGACGACTTTTTGCACAAAGGAAATGAAAATAAAAGAATCCGAAAAAGTACTCGAGCGTAATTTGTGCGCACGGGTCAAGGATCTGGACGGCTGGGCTATCAAGTTACTATCGACCCACGTAACAGGGATACCCGACAGGCTTTGCCTGTTACCCGGAGGGAGGGCTTACTTCGTTGAGGTCAAGACCACGGGCAAAAAGCCGACACTAATACAATTACTGATACACCGACGGTTAGAGGCGTTAGGCTTCCCCGTCACGATTATCGATTCAACTGAAACACTTAACGCCTTTATAATGTTATTATGATTAAATTATACGAAGGTAATTGCCTAGAGCAATCTGATAATATCGAAAACGGCTCTATAGATCTTATACTAACAGACCTACCCTATGGTAATATGGACACCGACGGGGGCAGAAAGCTAGGGATAAACGGGTGGGATAAAGCTTTAAAGCCTGCAGACATTTTCCGTATCGCAAACGATAAGCTTAGAAAAAATGGGCGCTGCGTCTTATTTAGTCAAGACCCCTACACGACCGAGTTAATAAAAGCCGCAATACCTAATCTGGCTTTTAATTACCGCGCTACTTGGGTAAAAGATAATTTCGCTAACGCCTTAGGCGTTAATAAAAACATGGTTAGTTTTACGGAAGATATTTTAATTTTCACAAAACTAAACCCTGTCCACGATTCTGAATTTATCCATCCGCTACGACCCTATTTCAAAGAAGTTTTAGCGTATATTGGTGAAACTAAAAAAAGCGTAATAAGTAAAATAGGGCAGAGGGTGGACCACGTAATCAGATTTGACAGCAGCCAATTCGCACTATGTACTAAAGAGGCCTATTCAGCTTTAATCTCGGAGTATTTTATAGATTGCATGGCAGGCTTTCAAACATACGAAGCTTTAGAGTTGGTTAATGCCCCCTTTAAAAGTGACTTAAACAATAAAGCGGATGCGATCAATCCTGCGGTGTTTAATCTATGGGAAGGCAATAAGTATAAAGCTAATGTACTAAACTATAAGAAAGATTACGACGGGCACCACCCCACTCAAAAACCGGTACTACTACTAGAAGATCTTATAAAAACTTTTAGCTTACCGAATGCCACGGTTTTAGATTTAACAATGGGCTCGGGCAGCACCGGCGTTGCTTGCGTGAACACCCAAAGAAAATTCGCAGGTATAGAGCTAGACCCCGCTTATTTTAAAATCGCTAAAGCCAGAATCTATGCTGAATAAAAACCAAATGCACCGTTATCAGCTCTCGGGAGTTGACCACGTAATAGATAACACACATTGTGGCCTCTTTCTGGATATGGGCCTCGGGAAGACCATTACGCTCTTGACGGCTATAAACTACCTAGTAAACGAAGACCTCGACGTGGATGTAGTCGTAGTTATAGCCCCCAAGCGCGTGGCCGAAAGCGTGTGGAGCGACGAGCTGCAAAAGTGGGAACACCTCAGAGGCCTAACGCTCTCCAAGGTCGTAGGCACCGAGAAGGAACGCAAAGCCGCGTTAAGGGTAAAGGCCGACATCTACACCGTCGGGCGTGATAACCTCGCTTGGCTTTACGGCCAATTTGGGGGTGCCTTGTTCCCAGGCAAGCGCGTTATGCTTGTTATCGATGAAAGCTCATCATTTAAAAATCACGCGTCTAAACGCTTCGGGGTGCTTAAGCTGATACAGGCAAGCTTTCACCGCATAGTCCTCTTGACGGGTACGCCTGCGCCTAACGGCCTGATTGACTTGTGGGCGCAAATGTGGTTACTTGACAGGGGTAAACGCCTTGGGCAGTCGATAACCTTTTACCGTCAGAACTACTTTAGTAAAAAGTACAGTGGTTTCGGGTACGACGTGCGCCCGGATGCAGAAGCCTTGATACAGGACAAGCTTAAAGATATTTGTATCTCTATGAAGTCAGAGGACTATCTGGAATTACCGGAGAGAATCGACACCTTTATTAATATCGACTTCCCGCCCGTGCTTATGAAGCGGTACAACGACTTCGAACGGGAGAAAGTTCTGGAAATGTTCAGCGACCTTGGCGACACAGAAATAACAGCCATGAACGCGGCGGCCTTGCGTAATAAGCTCTTACAGTTCGCCGGGGGCGCAATCTATGACGAGAACAAGAACGTCCACGAGATCCACGACATGAAGCTTGAAGCCACCGAGGAATTTATAGAGGCCGCCAACGGCAAACCCGTGTTAATAGCCTACACCTACAAGCACGAACTCGATAGGCTTATGTCCAGCCTTAAGAAGTACAAGCCTATCAAGATGACCACCGACCAGCACATTAAGGATTGGAACGCCGGAAAGATACAGGTTATGTTAATGCACCCCGCCTCAGGAGGTCACGGCCTCAACTTGCAGGAAGGGTACAGCTCGGCTCTTTGGTTTTCCTTAAATGACTCTTTGGAGCTTTACCAGCAGTTTAACAAGAGGTTGCACAGGCAGGGGAGAAAGTACCCTGTTAACATTGGCCACCTTATAGCCAGAGGCACGGAAGACGAAGCCGTGGTAAAGAATCTCGACGGGAAGACAAATATCCAAGATGCTTTAATGGAAAGTGTAAAGGCCAAAATTAAGAAGTACCTAAAATAATTTTAAAAATATTAAGAATTATTTTTGGCAGTCTCGAATTAAGTTGTATATTTGAAAAGAATTTAAAACCTATCAAAAATGAATATTACTAAAACAATTGCTGCCGAGGTAGCTGAAAAATTATTATCAAAACAAGCTTTGGCACTTGAAGCTCTTAGAAAAGAGGCCGGCGAGGCCTTTACCAAAATTTATCTAAAGACTCTACCTAAAGAGGTTGTGGCGGCTTTCGAAAAATACCCGGCCTATTTCCAAACGCGCAGCGGTTTTCAGTTAAACGGAAACGGCTTCAACTGGCAAAGCATAACAGCGTCAAAGAAGCTGCCTTACTCGGCTAACGCCTTTAGCCCTACCGCAACAGAGGCGGCCATCTTATTAAAAGTGGTTAACGCTGCCGATACAAAAAAGTTTGAATACAAAAAACTTTTTTCTGAAATCGAAACGGCCCTGTATGGCTTAAGAACTTATAAAAGAGTTGAGGAAAATTTCCCCGAGGCTTTCGTGTTTTTACCCAATTCAGTATCAACTAAGCTAAGCGTCAACATTTCCGATTTAAGAAATAAAATTAAGTAAGATGAAAACCTCAACAGTATTATTGATACTCTTCACGATTGCCGCAATCGTAGCAATCCATTTAGCAACCCCAACACCTTACAAATAAGTTATGAAAGAACAATCAAACGTGGAACGCTTCCATCTGTGGATGAAGGCAATGGGCAACATCTATTTGACCGATAACGTGCAAATGGCGAGAGCCTTCCACATAGTAGCTACAGCCTAATGAGAGAAACAATCGAAAAATTTATAATAGCCCTGGCCTTAAAACTCGAGAGCCTGTGCAGATAAAGAAAATGTTCTACGACGTTGAGACGACGGGAGTAGACGAGAGACAAAACGGGATCCACCAAATAGCTGGCTGCATCGAGATTGATGGTGTTGTGGTCGAGTCCTTCAACTACAACTTGGCACCTAACCCGAAGGCTAAGATAGTACCCGAAGCCTTGGCAGTTGGCGGGGTATCGGAAGAGCAGATAAAAGCCTACGAGCCTATGGAGGTTGTCTTTAGACGCTTCAAGGCTACGCTGCGCAAGTACTGCGACCCTTACGATAAGAGGGATAAAATGTACTTGGTTGGATATAATAATGCCCACTTTGACGACGACTTCTTAAGAGCTTGGTTTATACAGAATGGCGATAGCTATTTTGGTTCGTGGTTCTACGCCGGCGCCTTAGACGTTATGGTGCTAGCAAGCCAGTACTTGATCGAGAGGCGTTCCAAGATGGTGAACTTCAAGTTAATGACCGTAGCCGTTGAGGTTGGTCTAGTTGTGGACGAGTCCCGTCTGCACGATGCAAATTACGATATAGAGCTGACCCGCGGCGTATATCGAATAGTTACGGGGATTGATTATGAACTTTAATAAATTAAGGAAACGATTTTAAAAGAGGCTAAAGAGTTAAGCGAAAAGCATAAAGTTCCAGCAAACCAAATAATAGGAGTGTTTAACGGCCTAAAACTAATGCAAAAATTAGGAGGCTACAAAGCTGAAATTAACGAGGATGGAAATACAGAAGTGACGCACCGGACAAAAGCTGGGAATTTTAGCGGCGTTTTTTATACAAAAGATTTTTCGCCCGAATTGATGGAAAAGCTTAAAAAAGAATTTACCAGTAAACAATAGAAATCTAAAATAAACAAAGCTTGTTTACGCATTAAGCCCAGCAAGCACAAGGGCTCACGAGATTGTAAACAAAGTAAACAATAAAGCACCAACATTTAGTTAGGTGCTTTTTTAGTTTTTGGAAGGCAACAAGATAAACAAGGATAAACAAAGGTTGTTTACGTGGGAAGCCCAATAAATAAAGGCTCTAAGGCTACTATAAACAAAGTAAACAATAAATATTAATAATATATAAGTAATAAATATATAATAACGTATGTAATACGCGTATATACGCGCGCGTAAGGGATTTCACCCCTATGGGTTTTCAAGTTACATTGTTTATTGTTTACATTGTTTACTTTTTAGCTAAAAGCCCGTAAACATTGGGACTGACAGCGTAAACAATAAAAAAGTGTGTTTCTTTTGCTTGTTATTCAATAAAAGTTTATTAGTTTTGTGCCTATGAAGCCAAATAAAGAAATTATCGTTAATGAACTTCTGGGAGAAATGGACTTCGGTATGACCTTTACCGAGGCTGAGGCTCTTAGCGTCTCTAAATGGCTCTTGCCGAGGCGGACTTTCATTCGTTATTGGAAAGAAGCCTCAGACAGATACTTGGCTGCGAACGAGAAGGCAAAAGAAGCCGTTAACGAGGTGAAGGTAGAGGCTATAAAAAACCGTGCCTCTAAGGGCTTTTTATCGAGGGAGGAAAGAATCGAGATATTAAGCCAAATAGCCAGAGGCGACATAAGCTATAAAATGGAAGTCGTCACCAAAATAGGCATACAAAAAATAAAAGCTTGGCCCAGTTTCAGCGATCGCAAAGGGGCCGTTTCCGAGATCAACAAAATGGAAGGCGATTACGCCCCGATCAAAAAAGACATTACTTCTGGCGGCGAGGCAATCGCTGCGCCTGTGTTTAACATAGTGATGGACAATGGCGAGCTTTAAGTTATCCAAAAAGCAGACAATCGCCTGGAGGCTTTTAATGGATAAAATAACGCTGTACATCGGATATGGTGGCGGGGCTTTTTCTGGCAAAACTTATCTAGCCTGCTACTTCCTGGTTTATATGTGCCGAACCTATCCCGGCACGGCTTGGGGCTTCGCCCGTCGAGAACTTGTCACGTTAAAAAAGACTTCACTTGTCACGCTCTTCAAGGTTCTGAAAGAGACAGGCCACAAAATAGACGAGCATTACACTTACAATCAGCAATTAAACTTTATAAAATTCTACAATGCCGCAGAAGCCGACAAGGCCAAAGGCATAGAAGGAAACGAAGCCTCAATTATCTACCTCATAGATACGGCCTACGCCCCAAGTGATCCCAATTATGACCGCTTTGGGGGCTTCGAGCTTACGGGCTGCGTAGTTGACGAGTCGGCCGAATCAGACCGCCGGGCTATTGATATTCTTTTCACGAGGTTAGGGCGTTGCTTGAACATACGCTACGGGATTACCAAGAAAATGCTTGAATGCTTCAACTCTTCCAAGGCTCACGTCTACGACCGCTATTACTTGCCGTGGAAAGAAGGCGTCGAACCCACACACAAAAAGTTTATTCTGGCTAAACCAACCGACAACCCCGCCCCAGAGGTAGAGGCCTATGTGGCCGACATACTTTTGACGGCTGACAAGACCACGATTGAGAGGCTTATTAATGCAAACTTCGATTACGAGATAAGCCCTTTGTCCTTGTTGCCAAATTACGACAGCATCTGCAACGCCTTCACGAACTCGTTTATCAAGCCTACGGGCAAAAAGTTTATGAGCGGCGACATTGCTTATTTGGGTGCTGACTTGTTTGTAATCACGATCTGGGACGGCTGGATCGTCAAGAAGGTTATTGCGATCGACAAGATAGACGAAACCGCAATCGGTAACAAGTTGATCCAATTGGCAGAAGAGTACGCAATCCCTTACTCGAACATCGTCTATGACGCCGACGGCCTACGAAAGTTTACGGCTAATAGCCTTAAGAAGCTGACGACCGCAAGGCCTTTCAACAACGCGGCAGCCCCGATAAAAGACAAAAAGTACGCCAACGTCAAGACCGAGTGCGCCTTTGTTCTTAAAGCCAAAATAGAAAATAACGGGCTTTACATCGAGGATCAAGAATTTAGAAAACAAATACTTAATGATCTGGAACAAATGAGGCTTTCCCCCGCAGAAGACGAAGGCAGAATTGCTTTAGAGAAAAAAAGCGAGCATAAAAAACGAACAGGCGTTTCACCCGGCTACTTTGACAGCCTCATAATGCGCTGCATATTTGAAATAAAAGCCTCTGGCGGGTGGGCCTGATAAAATAAAAGCCTAAAAGCTTTGCGGTATCAAAGTAATTTATTATCTTTGGTATTCGCTACAATAACCCAAATAGGCCCCTTTCATTTGTAGCGAGTGACTGGGGCCAACTTTTTATTATGAATAAAGCCTTTACAAAAAACAAGGTACTTGTGCTAGATGCCAATTATCTTATTAAGCCTGACAACGCTAACGGCGTGATCCTACTCTTCACAGAAGAGAGGCTACGAACCAAGGAAGACAAAACCTTGGAGAATTGGACTTTTAAAGAAGAGTTCAACTATCCAAGAATAGCGCAGGCCTTAAGGGCTTACGTTGATAGAGAGCTAATCGACGATGGCGACATTGAAGACCTGATCGAAAAAGCGGAGAAGCTTTACGCCTTGATTGACAAGCTCGACAAAACTTTTAAACAATTCTAGTTATGAAAGTAATAAAAACCACAGCCGAGGAAAAGGCTACAGAGGCCTACCTTCAAATAGTTATTGACGAATTCAACGCAAAAGTTAAAGAGCACACAATCAAGGTGCTTAATTCCCTCGGCTTCTTTTTCGCAAACGACGCAGACTTTGAAGGCTTCGCAGCTAACAGGCTAACTAATGCGACGGTCGAGGGCGTGCCGTTTCACAACATAGTCTATCTGGACTTTGTGGACTTCGACAATTTAGGCACGTATCTATTCAGCTATCGCAACGAGTTGAAAAGCAATTTTGTTGACGGGGTTTTAACAACTGAAATAGGGTGAACCACGAAAGCATAATATTGCAAAACGAAGCCCTCTATTGTAAGTCGCTTAACATCGGTATAACCGTTGACGACATTATGGCAGAGGTCAACGCTTTTGACTGGATGGAGTTAAAGCAAAAACCAATCGAAGCGGTTTTCCTTGACTTCAAGAATCGTCTTAATTTCCATAACCCTAAGGGCAAATTCTTTTCCATAAGAGAAAAAGCTTTTGCCTACAAGTTCGAAAGGGCTATCGTGAACTTAAGTGCCCTGGTCGAGGAAGTAAACAGCTCGTACAACTACGGTGGCAAAGGAGGTATCAACAACCCCAACTTAGACGCTTACTACTACATACGCCATTGGGCAGACAAAAAAGCCATAGCCGTTGACTATAACGAACAGGATTACAATAAAAGAAAACTATTTAACTTTTATACAATTCTTTTTGATATATTTGCAATAAAGCTAGACAACTTTAACCAGTTCAATAAAGCCAAATGATACT